CTTCAGGAATCTTATACACAATTAGAATTATTGAATAAAGAAATGCTTCATAGACTATTGAAAGCTATGTAGTTTTATCCAGTTTGAGAAAAAGTTTCATTTAGTTTGAGAAAAAAAGTTTTGATTTTTTTAGCAATAATAAAATTATAATTCAAAGATAATTTTACTAAACATAAAATTATGTGAGATTTAAAAGATACTCTTTTATGATGTCTGTATTGCTTTTCAACGGATTTGCCGGAGAGCAGATTTGAATAAACTGATTGCAAATAGAAAAAACAAAGTCTTCAGAAATAATTTCAATTTTTTGTTTAACGCCGTCATTTTGTAGAGAATACCAATCGTTAAAAACAGAAGGAATTGCTAAAATAATAGCAATAATATCTGGAGATTTATAATTGCTTTGAAGTATAAAATTATAGTTAAAATCCGCAATTTTAAGCAATACTGGATTATCAGGAATTGTTTTGTCGAAAACATTACAGGGTAAAAGAAAAGTATCATTGATATTAATCTTAATAAAAATCATATTTAAACCGCCTTAAAAAAAAATTTTTAAAATAACTGTTTACCATTACCTGAATTATAAAATTGCGCAATTAAATCTGTTTTATTTAATTCCGAAATATTTTTTTCTTTAATAATAAAAATTTCATCCAATATGCCTTGAAAAGTTCCATCTGTACTATTAGGATGTTTACCTAAATGTAATGTTCTTGTTAAAATACCATTCCCCATAGTTCCTGCATTATAAATATTAGTCAAAATTGTTCTATCGCCGCCATTCAAATAGCAATATTGTTCTCCGCCTGATTTAGCGGTAAATTCAATAATTAACCACAGATTTGTATTAAGCGTTAATAGTTGAGATTCAGAACGCCAAGTCTGGTATACAGGAGCAATATATAACGAAATATATAAATAGCCGGGGGTGATAAGTTCAACCATAAAAGCTTGTGTGTTGTCGTTTTGATTCATAATCATTAATAACCTTTGATTAGATGAATTAATAGTTTTTTTAAAAGCAAATCCTAAAATCATTTTAGTTGCAGTAGTAAAATAGCTGGAACTGAGGAACGTATCCGAGCCAAGCGACCATAGTCGCGCTTTTGATAAATTTGCAGCAAAACTGTCAACAATAACCGGAGTGGTAGGTCCGGCGGATAAATTTAAAGAGTTGCAGGCATCTGCCGCGTTGGAACCTGAAGTTTCATCGAATTTCCAATAATTAGTTCCGCCGTCCGCTTGAAATTCAGCCAAATCGGTAAAGATAGTTGTTTGTGCAGGCGGTATAAATATACGCGGTTTGTGAATAGGGATACCATTGATAAATTTGTTAGGATCGGAAAATTCACTAAATGCAGTTTCGTTCGCAGGAAAACCTTTAATCATTATTCTATACCTCCCGACATATATATATTTATTGCGCCCGCAGTTTCAGCTTTAACCCAAATAGAATCGTGGAAGTATTTTAAAATAATACCTGGCGATGGAAATTCAATCATACGAGTCGCTTTTCCGGGCAGTAATTCTTCGTAAAATTGATTTATAACAGATGCTACCACTCCGTCCGGTGTTTTATATAAAATTACATTAACTTCATTTATTGAAGAGTTATGTAAAATAATTAATCGTATAAAACTTTTTTTATCCGCCGGATTTGTATATATACAATTTTCCGACCCGCTAAGTTGTGTTATATTCGAAAATTGATCATATTCAAACATTATAGAACCTCCTAAATTAAGAAAAATTTTTTTAATGAATCAATTGAAGCGCCGGAAACACCGCTTGTTTGAATCATTTTATAAGTTCCGTCACCGGCAAGAAATTCCTCTGGATTGCCTAAAGCGGTTATGTTATCAAGAACAGATTTGTTTGAATGCGCGTGTGTTTTGCTTACCGCATTTGCTATTTCCGAATCGCTCTTGACTGTTTGTAAAGAAACTGCGCTTGATTGAATGCCGTTCAGTTTACTACGATCGTTGGTAGTGAAGGCAGCGGTTACCGCATCAAGAATTACTTTGTTTGAATGATTATGCGAAACGCCGGAAGCAGAAACTCCGGAGGCGGATACGCCGGAGGCTGTAAGCGGAATAATTTTGTAGCCGTCTACAGATTTAAAGTAAAGTTTATTTAAAATATTATTATAAAAGAACTGACCGACAATAAATTCCGAAGGCTCTAACGTTCCGGAAAAATTACTCCGCAATGATTCAAAATTATTATTCATCGCTTCAATTAATTGTGATAATAAAACAGGCGTTGGCGAATCTAAATTTGGTTTATATACTTGCATAAATTTCTCCCTGTTATTTAATTCTTATAATCCAAACAATATCATAAAATGGCGGACGGTTTTCGTGAGGAGCATCGTCCCCTGTATATCTGATTAAATTGCTATAGCTGGGAGTTGGCGTTGTTGCCGGAGTTGGCTGAACTCCACTGGCAACGCCTGATGAACCACCCGCATTTATGTCATGATTATGGCGCGGCATTTCATTAATCGTCAGCGTATGTTTTTCCTCGCCGCCAGTTTCGCCGCTTGTAGAATTGCCGCGTAAAAATCTGTTTTGTCCGTTTAAGTTTGGGATTAGAATTCCATTCAAAATACTTTCAGAATCGTTCAGAGTTTGCCCGTTACATTCTACCCAGCACGCCGGAATCGTCAAACCTGTTTTTATATTTTTAGCCCAGGCGATGATAGAGGCGATAGGCGCAATATAATTCGCAAGCGCGGCGTTCGCTTCGCTATCAGTATATCTATTGTGGTTAAAAGGATTGGCGTTCGCTTCAGCGCCCATTGCCGCCCGCGCTTCGCTGTCAGTATATCTGTTATGATTCAGCGGATTGCCGTCTGATTTCACGCCCATAGCGTTTCTGGCTTCATCATTGGTATATTTCGCGTGATGCGCGGAAGCATCGCTTGTATGCGTCTGTAATGCGTCTGTCATTGCTGTTATAATATCGTTATATGTTTTGCCGCCGGTATCGCTTTTCAATTTTGCCGCTGTATTTTCCAATAAAATAAATTTATCCGAAGTTTTTTGATAAACCAAAATATACGAATCATTATTCTGATTAGTAAAATCAGCTTCAACTGTTTTATTCAAAATGCTTGAAGCATTTGTTCCTGTAGCGCCGATGTCTTCCTGCGGCAGGAATTTATTTTGCGAAAGCGAATATTTTAAAACATAGCCGTCCTGCAATCCTGTTAATTCAATAGGAATACTTAAAATATTATTTATGGATATTTGGCCAATTGTCGTCAGGTTTGTCCAGCCGGCGCCGGTATATATTTTCAATATTGATTTATCGCCGGAAGTATCGATCCATAATTCGTCTTTTTGCGGCGAAGCCGGAGACGCGCTTTGAATATATGAAATCTCTAAAACGCGCTTCCAGTTTTCGCTTAAAAATCTTTTTGCTTTTTTTTCCGCAGTATCGTAAAACATCATGCCTTCAGCAGGCGATTGCGGCGGCTGAGAATCTGCAAACATAGTTTTTAATTTTTGAAAATTAGCGTCTAAAGTCTGCGCCATTTCGTAAAATTTTTTTCCAATCAATGATACTAAATTCATTATAAAAATCACCATCCCCGTAAGCGTATATTAACAGTTCCGCTTACTTTTGAATCGTTTTTATCAAGTAAATCAATATGAAATCCGGTTAAACTTATATTTGAAATTACAGGCAAAACCATTGTTGACGCATTTATCACAACCGGAATAATTTCTTCAATATTGGTATAAAATAAAATATTATAATACGCAAAAATTATATCAGCGCCGGTTCCTGAAGCAACCGCTAAATTTGAAATATTAAATATTTTTTCAGAAGTATCAAAATAAAATTTCAGTTTTGTAATTTTGTATCTTGAATAATATTCGTCAAGTTCAATATCCATTTTAAATTGAAAATATTTGCCGGTATATTCGCCGGCGTAAAACGCGGTATAAGCGCTCCAAATTGAATTGTCGTTTGAAATGCGTATAAAAATTTTTTTAGAAAATTCAGGCGTTATATGCGAAAAATCGTCAAAGCCGTAATCGCCGAAAACGCGGCGCGGATAAGAATCGAATGAAACATTTTCATCAGCGCGGCAAGCGTCAAACTCCAATTCGCAATCAATAAAAACTTTATCAATCTTAGTCAAATCCCGGACAGGCGTTGTATATGAAAAAGATTTGTTTTGATTTGTTACAAGAGTCAGCTCCGGTATTGCAGACGAGCTATAACAGTCGTCGTCCGGTAAATCCGCCGGCATAATTCCGCTTGTATTTATCAGCATCGCCGGCATTGAATCATGTTCAGGAATATAATTACAGTTTTCAAACGCGCCGTTATGTTCCGCAATTTCATCGTATTGAAAAATATATTTTTTATTTTCCGATATTCCGGTAATATTGATTGTCGTATCTTTCGGATGCAGCGAATAATTTCCAGAAGTATCGATTGCGCGAATCCAGAAACGCAGCGTTCCGTTTTCAGAAACTGGGTATTCAAATCTATTGCCGGCAAATTTTTCCACTACCGCTTCGCCTGCGTTAAATCCCTGTCCATTGCATTTGCGGATTTCATAACCCGCGAGATCAATATCGCTTATATGCGTCCATGTAAAAATTATTTTTCTCCCGGATAAAACAGCGTGAAATTCCTGAATGTCTTCAGGCGGCAGCATTTTTCCAAAGAGATATATTGATATTGTTTTAGACTCGTCAATTTCCGTCTCGCGTACGTTTCTATCAACCGAAACAACGGCTATTTTATATGTTTTAAATGATTCAAGCCCGCCGAGAATATTAAATACATTTCCATAAGTCTGTCCGCAATATTTCCAATTAGCATTTAGATTTTCAGAAATATAAATTTTGGCGAATGAGTATCTGCCGTCTGCCGGTTTTTCAAAAAATACGTCGATTGAATTTTCAATTGTTCCATCGTTTAATTTTTGAATGCGCTCATTCAATTTCAGATTAGCGGGATTTTTAACGGCATCATTATAATTCGGAAGCGTAGAATAAAAAGATGCATCCTCGATAAACTCAGTTAAATCGTCAATATAAACCGCGTCCGAATATTCTTCGCATATAATTTTTTGAAAAGTAAAATCTTCGGAATAGTCCATTGATAATATTCTGAATTTTTTCGAGCTGTATCCAAAATCGCTGAAGCTGATTGTTATTACATCGCCGATATTGCAGCCGATAACGCCGAATGTTGCGCCAAACTCAAGGATTATACGAGAATACTTAAGTTTCCTCAGCATCCGTCCGCCAAGCCATATAGCCTGTTCGCGGTTTGTTACTGATTTAAGCAAAACTGTTTTTTTTATCTCGGGTTTGCCGAGCGATTCTTTGTCGCGCAGTTTGACAGTATCGCGTTCGTAATCTTTTTCAGCGTTCAGGAATTGTATTTCAAGAGTATTCGGAATTTTATCAAGCGTTGTTTTAACTTCTTTAATTGTATTTTCAAGTATTGACGTTTCATTTATATGCATTACAGGCGCGGCTTTTTCGCGCGGCAATATTTTGAAAACACCGCTTTGAATAATCGGTATTCCGTCAAATGATTGACATATATCATTAGCTATATTTACAATATCCGTTTCAGTATCTATAGTAATATCGCAGTTAAGCTGCGGTGTATGATTATAACAATAACTATGCGTATAATCAAAACTTGCTTTATCAATATCTTTCAGTTCGCTGAATTGTCCGTAACCGTATCGAGTGTTGGTCAGAATATCGTAAAGCGCGTTTGCCGGCGATCTGAAATTATTTGCGCCTGAAAGATGAAAGGCTTTAATGCCGGTTACTATGCTCGTGATTTCAGGGACGCTGCCGTTAAGCTGTTCGTTTGAAATTGCGCTCACGCCAAGAAGCGCGGTAAACGGATATGTCAAAACGCCGTTCTGAATTTCGTCAATGGAAAATACATACAATGAGGCTCTATTGTAAAAATCATCTGTTTTGGTAACTCTGATTATTTCAATAACGCAGCCCTCAAAATTTGTTAAATTGCAGTTGTCCGCAGTCAGCGAAAAAGTTTTTCTAAGAGCTGATTGCGTTGTGTCGGTATATGCTATATTTTTTTCAAAAATATTTTCATTGTTTTTTTTGACAATAATTTTTATTTCAATTTTATAGGATAAAAAGCCGCCCGACGGCGAGGATGAATATAATCCCTGTATTAAAAAATTAATCAATATTTCGTTTGTATCCGCGTTTGTATTTGTGTATAAACATCGCGCGTTTTGCTCAAGCAGCGGGAACGATAATATTTCAAGATCGTGAATTTCATTGTATTCAAATTTAATTAAATCAATGGAAGCAAGAGTTATTGACGGCGCTGGAATAAGAGTATTCCAATCGTATCCTTCTCCTTGAACAGTAGCATAAAAACTTGCCGCTGTATTTGTTATCTGCAAAATCAATCCGTCAAGCGAACTCAATCCGCATTCTTCTTTTGTTATTCGTTCGGTAATATTTCCGTTGTCAGGTATTAATATTTCATGCGAATAACCACCTATTGATAAAATTCCAGTTAACGCCGACGGCGGTGATTCCCATCTTCTAACAACTCCGCCATAGCTTAATTTTACATCAATCATATCCGCGCGTGAAATTGTATAATTGTAATAATTATTGTCTCCGGCGATACCGATTCCCAAATTTACCGTTCCGTTATTTTTCGCAATTGAATATGTAATTTCCGCCTGATCTGAAAGCCCGAATCTTTTTTCAATCAAAACTTTAGAATAATTTTCTACGGCGTTATTATTGATTTTAATATTTTCAATAGCTTGTATTTCGCCCTCGCAGAGTCCAAGTATTATGTTTAATTTTGAATCGCCGTTTTCATCGGCAAAATTATTTATACCAATAATATTTCCGCCTGTTTTCATTATTCCGTAAATTATTGGTATAGGATTATTTGCCGTATCGGTATTTGCAATACCGTCAAACCCATATGTCGGAGAATTCTCAATATTATCAAGGATTGGCATAGAATTTTCTTGAGGTTTGAAATAAGGATCAAACTGCGAGGCAAGCGACGCGCCCATCATTGCGGCGGAAAGCAGCGTCATTCCAAGCTTCAACCCTGCATTCAACGCCATTCCAAATATAGCTCCGGCAGCGGTTACAGCCATTGCTTGAACCTCCCGGCGGAAACAATTCTTTTTTTATAAAAATTATTGTTTACGCTTGAAATCATTACGCCGTTAATCTTTGTCGCGTGTATCATTTTATTATCTTCGAGAATTATCCCGGCATGGCTTGCGGCATTGTAAACGCGCAGAAGAATTATGTCGCCTGTTTTAAAAGGCGGTTGAACCGGTTTTAAATACTCTTTAAATCCATTTGAATAAAATTCAGGATTCTCGCTCGCCCAGTCTTCCGAATATTGTAAATCCGGCAGTTCAACGCCCATTTTCAAAGCGAATAATTTTATAAGCGTATAGCAGTCGAGTCCGCGCATCGGATCAGCCGAACCAAGCAGATACGGCGTTCCGACGAGACTGTATAAATATTCGCGAGCTTCGTTTATATTCATTTTATATTATCCTCATTCTCTGACCAGGAATACCGGGAAAGCCTCCGAACCTGCGTTCGTTACCGAGTTGATGACAGCTTTCAATACTGTATGCGCATTCACCTGTTCCGGTATATCCGCATTCAAGGCTTTTAAATTCCCACGAACAAAAATTTTTTAAAAAAGTTCGTCCCGGTATTTTTTTATCGTCTGCAAACGGCGGTTCAAGATTAAAAATAACAATCCGCGTATTGTCCTGTTTTGCTTTTGTTGTGCCGCTGATTTTATAATCCGCGCTGAAATTATCATCATCCTCTGCAGGCTCGTATTTTCCGCTTTCCTCATTTTTAACTAAAAATATTAATGAAATGGAAACTATAATTCCGCTCATTTCATTATTGCTTACAATAGCGGTCAATATTCCTTCAGCATCCTGTATCGGAACCGTAAGCGGCGATGTTTTTAATTCCGCCGACGATGTTATATCGCCATGCTTTATTCCGGAAGCGAGATAAGTTTTACCTTGATATACTACGCTTTCCGCGCCGCCGCAAAAATACAGCGAGCCGTCAATCAACTTGATTTCATACAGCCATTTCGGGATCAATGTATTTTTTTTAGCTTCGTCTGCGAACGGCATTTTACAAACACTCCATTAACACAATTTTTCCAGCGGCGTATTTATACCGCTCCCGTTCAAACAAAAATGATTCTTCATTGAATCTGACTTTATAATAAAATCCAAAATCAGCGGTTATTGCAGCTCCTGAAACAGGAGCTTGTTCAAAGGTTATTATTCCGGTTTCATAATTAACTGAATAATTTTCTTCATTGACAGAAACGCCGTTCAAATATATTTTAACGCTGCCGGAAATTATATTTTTTTTGTCAGGCGCAAAATACGAATCTTGAACGGAATTATACGGATAAAAATATTTTTTTTTTAATTGAAAAAGTTTTTCGCTTCCGCCGCCGTTTCCGATATTTTCGTTTTCAGTATTATAATCTTCAAAATCTTTGAATAAAAAAGGAAACGCGCCGCCCAGCATTCCACAATAAAAATTATTGAATCTTTCAATATTTTGGTCTTCGGAATTAATATCGAATTCAAATAAATACAATGGAAAACTTCTGCCCGCAGCGGCTGTTATAACTCCTGATTCCGTTTTGTTATACGCTGTTTTAAACACAGGCATTTTTTTATAAGGATATTTTATTGATACAATATCTGTTAATATTGGAAGCATATTATCTTTTTCCTTGAAGCGCAAAACTCAGATTTCTATCAAGTATAGCTTCGCCCTTTACGAAATTTATAATATCTTTTTTATGCCGCGCGAATCCCGCCATAAAAAATGCATCGGCGTCGAATAAATTATAAATATTAAGAGGCTGCGCGGTTTCGCTTTCCGGTTTATTTGCCGACGAGTTCTTACTCCCGGCCGCGCCGCCTACGCTGCCGCCGTCCGCATAACGTTCGATTGTTCCGCTGTTTATATTTTCAAGCAAAGTTCTGTGTTTTTTTGCTTGAACCGCGCGGACTACAAACTCTCCTTTTGAAAGTAACGCAAGATTTGAATCGCTCGTTCCTGTGCCTGCGCCGCCAATCCAGCCGCCGCCCGCCGCTGTCAACATATCTCCGGACGACTGCAAAACATCGCCGGTCTGCGAAGCAGCCGCTGTCCCTCCGCCGAATATACTGCTTACAACCTTGATAATGCCTTTTGTCATATTTAATTTCATCTGCGCAACCAGCATATCCGCAATCGCTTTTACAAATACATCGCGCATCGAAGCGCTGAAGTTTTTCCAGGCTTCTTTCATATTGTGAATATTTTTTATTGATTCCTGAATAAACGTTGATAATCCGCTGTTTAGTTTTTCATTCAGTTCCGCGCCTAACTCCTGCATAATTTGAAGCTGTGTTTTAAATGCGCGTCCCGCGTCGTTCCAGCCGTTTTTAAACGCCTCCCAACCGGAAACATTATTCCGTTTTAAACGCTCGTTAAATTCGCTTTGCAACGCCTCGCGGTTGCCAGCGTTCAACTTTTCATTCTCAAGCATTTTATTTAATTGCGCGGTTGTAAAACCCTCAAAATCTTTGTATTGAATTTTCAAATCTTCAAATTTCTGCTGATATGCTAATTTTATTTTATTCTGCATTTCTTCATTATACTGGTATTCATTCAGCATCGCGTCGCGCGAGTCCGCAAGTTCGCGCTGTTCTATTTCATATTTGAATATTTGACTTTCCTTTAAATATTCTTCAAGGCGTTTCTGCTTTTCTTTCTGCAATTCCAAACTTTGATTTTCAGTTTCAATTTCTATCTCTAATTTTTTTCGCGCGGCTTCTTTATTTACTAAATCAGTTTTTTTCCGCTTTAAATCATCAGAGGATTCCTTTGGAATATCTTTAATTTCCTTTTCCGCGTCTATTTCAACTTGAATTATTCTGCGCTCCGTTTCGTTCGGCGCGGAAAATAATCTGATTTGATTCTCGACTTCTTTAATTGCAGCGGCTGCTTCTTCGCGGATTTCCAGTTTCTTTTTTTCAGCCTCGTTTTTTATAACCTTTACCGCGTCCAGCTTTTCATCGCCCTGAAGTTTTTCGGATACCTCTTTTTCTTCAACTTCTGCATCCATATCAATCTGTATTATTTTTCGTTCGGATTCCGACGCTGATAATAATTTAATTTTATCGCGGATTTCCTTCAGCGCCGCATCAGCCTCAGCCTGGATTTTTTCTTTTTGTCTTTCCGCTTCATTATTTAACGCTGTTGTCAAACTGTTTTTTTCAGATTCTAAAAGGTTATCCGGAATTTTATTAATTTCATTTTTTGTTTTATTATCAATTTCAATCTTCTTGCGTTCCGTTTCATCGACAGTATTAAGCAGCTTGATTTTATTCAATGTTTCTTCAAGTTCTTCATTGTATTTATTCTGCGCGTCAACGGTTTCTTTCTGCATATCGTAATATTTACTGTAATATTGCGTCTGCTGTTTTATATCGCCGGAAGCATTAACGGATTTTTCATACGTTTTCCATTTATCAAATCGCTCGGAAGCCGCAGCCTGCTTTTTCATTGTCATTACAAACCAATTTTCATAATTGGCTTCAGCCGTTTCAATCGCCGTGGTTTTGGTTGCAGATGTATCGGATGCAGGTTTGCCGGCAGGCGACGGTTTGTATTTTGCTGTGTCGGTTTGCTTTAAAGTTTTTAATTGCATTTCCAATAAATCAATTTGATTATCTAATTTCCTATATGTGTTTTCACCTTCTAAAATTGCAATTCTTTTTTCTGGATCATTCCAAACTGATTTATAAAAACCCTGCGTTATGCCGGGTATGGTATTTCTATCAACAGTATGCTCGCCTGGAAGCAATGTTTCCTTCCAGCTTCGTGAACTCATTACTTCTTCTATTTTTTCGCGCACTTTATCTTTTTTTATCTCCGCGTCATTAATTAATAACTCAATTTCCTGAGCTTTCAATTTTTTTAAATCCGCCGCCATTTTCTTCGCAGCTTCAACATTGAGGCGCATCGCGTCGCCATACTGATTCGTCATCATAACCAGTTCAGGATAATTTTCCTGTATCTGTTTTAAAACTTTTTTTAATTCTGTTTGAGCGGAGGTATTATCCTTCCCTTCTTTTTTTAAATCTTCATATTTTTTTATCAAACTTTCAAGGCTTTCAGCTTTTTTTAAATTCCAATAATGTTCATCCTGTAATTTTTTTATATTAATGTTTTGAATGTTAGCGTAATCCACATTAGCTCTTTTCAAATCTTCAAGCGCTGCTTTCTGTTTCGCGTAATGAGCGAATATATATCCAGCCGCCACTGAAAACGCAGTTAAAACAGCGGCTATCGCGCCAACAGGAGTGATTACAAAAGTTCCCGCCCATAACATTTTTAAGCTTTCAAACGCAGAGTATAATATTTTCGCCGCCTTCGTCGCAATCCACGCAGAACCGGCAAGCAATCCAATTGTTTTGACCGCTTCAAAATTATTTATTACAAAACCGCCGATACCTTTTCCAATTTGATAAACAACATTTAAAAAGTCAGTTAATACAACGATGGATTTTCTTAATTCGGAATCATTATTTTTTAAAGCGTCGTTCAAACTTTTAATATCCTCGGTTAATGTTTTTATAAACGGCGTAATGGCAACGCTTATAACGCCGCCGAGCGAAGCCTTCAGCGTTTCAAAAGAAGTCGCTAATTTATTCTGCGCGCCGACTCCGTCAGCCGCAAGCTTATTCGCATTTCCTTGAAATTTTCCGCCCTCAACAGTTATCGCATTTAATAACGCCCTGCGCTGTCCAAGATTATTCGTTATATCAATTCCCTGTGATATATCAATATTCGCCTGCTTCATCACCGTTGACAACCGCTGTGTAAATCCGATATTTTCAATTAATTCTATCGAGCCGGTTTTAATGCCCTTTGCGGAATCTTTAAACGCCTGTCCTAAATCGCCGACTACATTATTGAACGCGCCAATATCCTTAAATGATTTTCCTATCTGCAAGGCTTCGCTTACATTAAAACCGGACGCTAATAAAAATTTTAAACCTTCGGCGGAATCCTTTAAACTGATTAAACCATCCTGCGCGAGTTCTCTTGCCGCGGCAGTAACCTGCGACTGCGATTGGCCAAACGCTATAGCAGTATATTCAAGTCCCTTTACAGCCATTGACGCTTGATTCGCGGATTGTATTAAATCGCGGAATAGACCAATGCCAAAACGACCGCCGATAATTACAGCGATTGTATTTTTTAAATTACCGAACTCGCGGCCGAGGTTTCCTACAGAATCGCGCATTTGCTGCGTTTGAGTATTCGCGTTCGCTAAATTCTGCTGTCCCTGCGTTGTTATTCTGATTATTAATTCAAGTAATGAATTTCTCATAATGAATTTCTCATTTGATTTTTTTTATTAAATAATTAAAATTTAAAAAAATTCATAATTCATAATTCTTTCCGGCGACACTGTCGCCGTACTCCCAATTCTCAATTTTCAATTTTCAATTTTTCTTAATTTTCTTCTTCACCCAGTCCGCATACTTGCCATACTCAAACACAAGTTT